TTTCATAAGGTCTGCAACGCCTTTTGAGTCGGTGGCCGGCGTGGCTTCGTTCTCCTCTTCGCCTTCGTGTAGAGCCAAGTCCCATGTCTGGTCGAACATCTTGCGGAGGCCGCGCGTTGACAAAGTAACATTTCCATCGCGCTCGAATGCGGGATTTTTTGCGCAGTATATTTTCCAGAGTTGGGATTTTTTCATTTGAATTCGATGGCTCCGGCTTTGCGGAGTTGTTGGGCGCAGGCGTAGTTGAGGCGAACGGAGTCGGCGAAGTGGTCTCCTGCGACCGAGCGCCATTCTTTGCGGCCTTTTTTGCTGACGATGATTTTCTGCCCCATGAAGGCGGATAGGAATTCTTCGCCGGCGTCTTTGGGGAAAAATAGAAAGGGGGATTTCCGCTTGGCGATGCGGTCGATGAAGAGGGAGACTTTCGAGGCGAATTCGTTGACGGTGTAGAGCGGCATCGTGGGGTATTCCTTCAACACGCTTTCGCTGATGCTGCCGAAGTTTGCGCCGGAGCCTTTGGCGGGGAAAAAGAAATTTCCCGAGAGATAGCAGGCGCGATAAACGGCGTTGGCGTTGAAGCCTGAGTCGAGGAGGCCGCCGATGGGTGTGACTTCCCTGCCGTCGGGCGTTTTGAATTTCTGCGACTGCGCGATCTGGATCATGTCGTCGATGCCGGTGACGGTGCCGTAGTCGAGCACATAGGAGTCTCCGTTTTCCGAAAAGGCCATGGTCGTCCAGTGCGATGTGTCTTGGCCGACATCCGCTGACAGGGTGATGGCGACGGGCTCGATGGGGCAGGCTCCTCGGAGGTAGTCTTTGCGACAGGCGAGCACCTCGGCGCTGGTGGCTCCGGTGCCTTGGACGGTCCAACGGCGGGCGTTGCGCTTTTGGATGAATTGTTTCATGGCCTCGGTGTCTCCGGCCTTGCGGTCGAGATCGGCCTTGACCCACTCGACAGCGAGCGATCCCCACGGAATCCACCAGACGGCAGAGGCATCGTAGTGGAAGGCGATGCGCCCTGGCGCGCCGTGCGAGGTGACGGTGTAGCGGGAGCCGGAGGAGAGGGCGCGGCGGATGCGGGGGTCGTCCATGTATTCGTGGGAGCAGGTCGGGCAGACGAGCCGCGCGCTCTTGGCCACGCGATCCCAGAGCATGGCGCCATTGGCGTCGGTCTCTCGGTCGAAAGCGATGTTTTTGAAATCCCACGGATGCACCTCGCCGCATAGGCACTGCCAGGAGAATTCGCGCCTTTCGCAGAGGTCTTCTGCGTCGTGGAAGTCGTCGCCTTCTTCGCCGCCTTGCGAGACGAGGATGCGGCGGGCGTTCCAGCGGTCGTGAGTGCGCCGGCGGAATTCCTCGAGCATGCCGCGCTTCCAACGCCACACCTCGTCGGCGATGGCCCACCGGATGGATTTCTCCTGGAGGCTGGTGAGGTTGGCACCGCCGATGAAGAGCGGCATGTGTGGGAAAAGGATTTCCGTCTTGCGTTTTTGGTGTCGGTCTTTCGGGAAGAGCTTTGCGACCGAGGGTATCGCTTCGAGCATTGGCCCGAGGCGCGACTCTGCCCACTGTTTGGCCGTCTTGTCCGTCTGACCAGTGACAAGTGTGGGACCGGGGTTCTCTGAAATGATCCACGCCAGAAGCGCCTCGAATAGCGTCGTCTTGCCGCTGCCGACAGGCGCGCAAATGATGATCTCGTCGTTGGTGTCTTTGGCGATTTCCTCGATGGGCTCGTTCATCCATTGCGCTGTCGTGGAATCGAATTGCGTATTCCGCGCGGAATGCGGGACGACGACATGCCGAGACATCCATTGCACCGGACTCAGCCGCTCGCCGGGGTTGACTCCGAGTTTGAAGAATTCCGCAATCATTCGTCGGCGAGCGTTTTCAGCACGCGGCTTATTTCGTCCTCGAGGATCGGGACCATCTGCGCCGCCGATAGCCCCTCGAGTCTGCCAGGCAATGCGCCCACCCACGAAAGGAGTTGAGCCTTCACCGCCATGCCGAGAGCAATCATTTCTTCCTCTACTTTCTCTTTCGCAATGTGTTTTCCCTTTGTGACCTCAAGCAGGTATTCGATCCGGTCGCCCTCGAGCTTGAGCTTCCTCAGTCTCGCCGCCTTCATGTCCTCCACGGGAAGACCGGTGGTCTCGGACTCGGCGGCGAGGTTGCGAGCCTGCCGTTTCGTCACAGCAAGCTCGTCGGCAATGCGATCCGTCACCGGATTGCGCGGGCGACCCTTGCCCCTCTTTTGGGTTTTCTTGGGTGTCATTATAGGGAAATGGGAATTTTATTGCTCACACGAAACTAACGAGCGACTGGCAAACTGCGTTGGCTGAGTCAGTTGGTAGGGTCAGCGAATAGCTCGATTTGACACGAGCCTGTTGTCGTTGTTTGCACGACAACGGCCGGGTGTCAAATTGAGGAGTCATCTTAATTTGCGCCCGGCATTTTCATTTCAATAGCGACCGAATGCGCTTGGCCTCCTGCTCGAACGGCGTGAGGAGTTCGAGTGCGCGGTTGAGTCGGTCGGCGTCCCACCCGGTGATCTCGGAATCCATCTTGCGCTGCCACATTTCAAACTTCATGCTGAGCCCTTCGATGGTAAGGATGGCGCGGGTCTTGTCCGCCGGGTTGAGGGCGGGCTTGGCTTCGGGTAAGGCGAGGCCGAGATCCAGCTCGAGCTGTGCCTCGGTGTCGGCCGTGAACTCCATGCCCCACTTGTCCGTGCTGTAGTCGCGGGATTGTTGGAGCCACTTGGCTGCGGCCTTCTTGCAGAGCAAGAGCTGGCTGTGGATGTCTGTCCAGTCCTCTTTGGTGAGGGTGGTGGGTAGGGTCAAGCCGGAGAGCGTGACCATGGTGGTGTCGATCAGTTGCATGTGGTGGTGTCTGGTTGTTGTTGTTTCTTGCGGGCGATAGCCGCGCGCTTGGCTTCGAGGAAAGGCGACAGCGCCTTGTCTCGAAAGGTCTTTCGGGAGGAATTGGATTTGCGGAATTTGGTGCAGTCGAATGTCTCACGCTTGCCGCTGAGGACATCTCGCACCCCGATGACATAATGGCTCACCAGCGCGCGGGTAACGCCTAACTCCCGCGCAACTTCAGCCTGGGAGCGTTTGCCATTGAGCTGATCGAGGCCGGCCGCGAATGCCAGCGCGTGGGCCATGACGGGCAGGTTCGAGGTTTCAAGGAGCATGCCGACCACTTTGCCAAGGATGAGCGATTGCGAGCGCCGGACCTCGGCTTCGGTGTGGGCGATCACTCCCCTCGCCTTTTCTGGCGAGATACCCAGCTCGTCGGCGAGTATCTCGTCTTCTTTGTCGATTTCGCCAGCATAGTCGTGGTAATAAACCGCACCGGCCGCGTGGAGCCGGTCGGCCTCGGTTGGGAATGTCGGGTGGGCGTGTGGGTTCATTATTTGAGTGCGGCGGTTTTGATTTTGGGGCCGGAGAGTTTTAAGCCCTCGGCGATCTCGAGGAACCAAGGGCTTTTGAAAAACCGGACCGCGCTGTCCTTGGCATCCTGCGCGACCATGGTGGCGTATTGGCTTTTGTAGTCGGTCTTTCGGTCGATGTCGTCGTAGGCTTCGAGTATGATCCGAGCGGCCAAGGCGCGGTATCCATAGTCATGGTCGGCGTTCTTGGTCACTTCCCCGCCCTCCTGGCGAACTCCGCGATGAGGAGAGCGTCCGCGATGGCGTGCGTGACCTTCAGCGCCGGGAAAAGCTCCTGCGCCCGGCGCTTCGAGACATTCTTGTCGCCCTTGGTGAGGCACCCCATCGCCTTCTGCCACGCTTGCGGGCGGATTCGCTCGTAAGGCACCCGTAGCGCGGTCAACGCCATCTGAAGGCGTCCATACCCCTCGCCGAAGGTGAACGCGCTTTTCACGCCCATCTGCGGGCTGGAATGCACCAATTCGATGACCGCCCGCGCGTCGAACAGGTTGATCGAGTCCCGAATGAGGTCGATGAGGTCGCGGTCGGTCTCGGGCATTTTGTGCGCCCAAGGTTCGCCGCTGAATGGTATGAATGCGATGCCGCCGGACAAGCCGGGGTCGATGCCTATGTATAGTTTCATGAGTGTTGGTTGTTTTTTTGGGTAAAGAGTTGCTGGGACGGGGCGCGCTCCCTTTTCAACATGCCGCCGGCCGGTCACCAATTTAATGGGAGAGGGTCTTGTCACGGTTCTCATGCTGCCTGCGAAATTGTTCATACTCCGCACATTCCTTGGCATTCGTTGCCGAATGATTGTTCGTCGAGCCAGAGGGAGAGTTGCCCGCGCTCGATGTCGGTGCGGAAATCGACTTGATCGAGCGGCACAAGGCTCGGGTGGAGAAATGGGCCGCCGCGCATATTTTCTGTCTTGGCCTTGACCGCTTGCAGGTCTTTTTCAAACTTGATGCAGCGATTAAATTCCTCTGGCTCTTCGTCACGCAGCCGACGCCATTCATCATCAGAATGAAATGGGCAGTAAACGCAGGCCGATCTCGGCGGCTCCGGATAGCCGTGCGCTTTCATCCATTTAAGACAATCGCGCCGCCCCATGCGAAGTTCTACGAGCGGCCACCTGTGTTGAGACCATGCCACCCGACTCGGCTTGATGCGCTGAATCTCGTCCCACGAAATGCCAATCCATTGCGTGACTGTGACATTCTTTTGCGCTCGCTTGATCTGTCCAAGGCGGCGCGATGCCTTTTCAAGTTGTTCGACCTTGTAGGAGAAGGTGCATTGCCGACCCATGATGCCACGGCTACCATCCTTGTTTTGAATAAATGCTGGGATTAAGCTCTTGCTCCAGCATCCTGTTCCGTCCTTGCGTTGTTTTATTAAGAGCGACTCTTGAGTCATATCGCCGCGACTGACGCGATGCACCGGGAATGGCAGTTGACCTTCCAGCCAATCCAGCCAGCGGTAAACGCTCGCCGGTTCGGCCTGCGTGTCGGCAAAGATCGCCGCATCCGGCATCGGCGTGATTTCGCCGTGCTTTGCCATGAGTGCGATGGTGCTGCTTTGAACTCCTGCTCCGAGGGATAAGAAGTTGAATGGCGTTGAGGGAGGCGGATCAAAAGGGTTCATTTCTTGTTGGTTGTTTGTGTTTCTCTCTCGTCCCGTGGGACAAATTGGGATATGGCGCCGTGCATCAGGATCGGGAACGCCCCGCCTCGCTCGCCCTCGCGGTTCTTGACCACCGTGAGCCAGCTCCCGGTGTCGCCGTGTCCGATGAACCACACATGGTCGCTGTGGTGGCCGATGGCCCGCGACTCGCGCAGTTTCGGCGGGTTGTCGTCGTTGAGTTGGGAAGCTGTGACCACGGCCACATTCAGATGAATGGCGAGGGATTTGAGTCGCTTGGTGAGTTCCGAGACATGCTGCTCCCGCGTCTCGTTGCTGCCTAAAGCCCGCAGGTGGACGAGTTGCACATAATCGACAATGACGATGTCGGCCTTGTCCTTGGCCACCAGCTCGCGCACGGCGCCGTCGATCTGCTCCCACTCGGTCAGCGTGCTCTCGACCTCGAGCGCGTAGTGCGCCAGCTCGGCCGTGGCCGCTGTAAATTTGTTAAGGTGCTCGTTGTTAGCGTCTGCGCGGTTCACATACTTGAGGATGCCGATGTTGAAGCCACACATGGCCGAGAGGATCCGGCCCACGACCTGAGTCGCCGGCATCTCGAGCGAGAAGACCGCCACCCGCTTCCCAGCCCGCAGAGCATGGAGCGCCATTTGAATGAGCATGATCGACTTGCCGCCCGAGGTCGGAGCCGCCACGGTCAGGAGTTCGCCGCGCTTGAGTTGTGCCGTGCGATCCAATTCGCCTAGGCCGGTGCCGAAGCACTCCGTCGGCTCGGTCTTTTCCATCTCGATCGTCAGGTTTTTGATGATGTCCTTCAGCCCCGCCCTCTGCGTGTCCTGCATCGCCGCCGTCTCGGTCAATACCTGCGCCAGCCCCGCGATGTCACCCTCCTGCCGGAGAAAGCCCTCCTCCGCCTTGCGGACTGCCGAGAGAGCCGTGCGGTAACGCCGCGCGTCCATGAGGTAGCCGCGGTGCCATGCCGCCGTTCCCGGGTCGCCCGTCGGCATCACCGTGCTGAGATCGATCAACTCCTGAGCGCCCCCCGCGTCGTCGAGTAGCCCCTGCCGGTCGAGGAGGGACTGAACGGCGAAGAAATCCGTCGAGACGCGCGCCTCGTGGAGTTCCCGGATCGCGCGGAGAATGATGCGGTGCTTCTCGTAAAAAAACAAATCCTCCGGCCAGCTCATCGCGTCCAGGCAGGCGAAGTTTTGGAGGAGGCACGAGATGGCCGCCCGCTCGCTCGATTCGCTCAAAGGCACCGCCGCCTTGGGCATGGGAATGACTTTTTGTTCGATCATTGCGTTCATAGGGACAGGACGGGCGCGTTGCCGTAGGCAACCGCCTTATTATTCTTCTCTTCTCTGGTCCCTTTTTTGTCCCGATTGGATCGGGACATATTCGGGACATCATCGGGACGCCGATGCTTGGCTTTGTTAGCCGCGTTAAGTGCTCTTTCTTTAGCGCTTTGGCTTATGTGGCGGTCGAAGTTTACGAAGGTCATATCCGTGTCTTTGATCTTCAACCAGCCCGCTTCGACCATGCTCTCGGCGAAGCGTTGATGGCCGCCGATTGTGTTCAAATGTGCAAACGCCGAGATGTGTGTCCTTCCCCCAGCGGGACAATTTCGGGACGCCCACGCCCACACTTTGACGAGCCTCCCGACCACCAAATCAGGCTCCATTTCGCAGTTCGTTGCGATCTGAAGCACCTCCGGCTTTTCAGCCACATGGTGTTCTATTTTTAGCCATTCTCCTGCCATATTATTTCTTTCCCTTCATAGTGTTCTGGTTCCGCTCGACATATTCCCGCACCCGCCGCATGTCCGCCTCAGCCTGGTCGCGCTCCTCGAGGGCGTAGGTGTGCTGGTAAGCCGGCATCGGCGTCCCGCGCTCGAGCCGTGGCCCGATCGGGCAGGCATTCGCGCAAATCGCTAGGCGGAGGGTGATTTCAGGGAGCATGTTAAAATTTTACTTTCCTCCACTTGGCTTCTTCAAAAGATCCACACATATCGACTGAGATTTTTCTGTTAATTACCTCGGTTGATATATGAAACCCGCTAGGTAGCTTATAAACATTAGCTTGCTCTGGATCACCCTCGCCATCTAACAGCAAATACAGTTCTCTTTTTGAGTTAGCTGTAAGGACGCTGATCGTTCCATTAGGCCATTTGCATAAATATACTTTCATAAATCTAGTAAATCGAAGTTGTTCCTGTGTGTTTCAAATTTGTTCCAAGTTACTGAGCTTTTCCCTGCTACTTCTTCAATTCGCCACAAAGCCCAGCAGTCAACTTCAGCGATATGAGCCGCTAAAATATCGAAATCACCAATCTGATAATTTGTGTAAACTGATCCTTCCGCTGCTGTTCTTTTCTTTGTGGAGGTTGATATTTGCCAAGTAACTCCACCGCGTGATGTTCCTTTTTTTATTTGTATTGCTTTGGACTTAAATGGTGGCTTATGAACAATTAAATCGGCTTTTTGCGAATGCCCAAGCGGAGAAAAAACATCATAACCACGCTCGAGCATTATGGTTGCAAAAATCATTTCCGTTACAACTCCAAGCCTGCAATTATCGTTAGACTTCTCTGAAATGAGTTTTTCAGTAAAGTCATGCAGATCAAATAAGTTGTCTTGGATTGAATACATTTAAATCTCCTGCGCGTATCTACGCCGCGCCCCGGTTCTTTTTAGTTAAAACGGAATCTCGTCCGCTTCCGCTGCGGAGGTTTTGGGTTTCGGAGCCGATTCGGTCGGGAGCATCCAGCGCTCGATCTTGTTGAACCGATGGCCGTTATCCGTTCCCTCCTCTTCGCCGAGGAGCGCCCAGGCGCTCACGCCCACCAAATCCTCGGCCTCGATGGTCACCTCTTCGCCAGGCACAACCGCCTGCCCGCAGGCCGCGCGGAATTGGTCGATCTTCCAAGCCGCCTTTGGCGTGAAGGTCAGGTGCTCATGGATTTCTGGCCCCTTGTCGCCGTTGGCAAGTATCACCTTGCAGATGAGTTTGATCATCGGGTTGCCCGCTTGGCTCAATTTCTCCACC